ACGTTTTTCTTTATCTATTTTTGCGAAGCAAAAAAGATAACAGAAACACTAGTTAAAATATAATAGCAAAGCTATTATATTTTTAGCTAGTTAAATAAATATGGACTTCGCCCATATTTATTTACTAGTGGTTTTAGTATTACAAAATTGTGAAACAATTTTGAATACAAAACAACGCATATATTTTTAGAGAGCCGCATTGATGAATGGTTTATTAATAGAAATTTATCCAAAGAGAGTATAGGACACTACTATATGTTAGATGATTGTCTATCGTGTACCTAATATATTTTGTTAATAAATTAATAACATATATTAGTAAGGTTGTATAGAAAAATAGCAATAATTTTTTGTGTTGGATTAACTAAAAATAAAAAATTCAAATTAATTATGATAATTCGATGGACAATTTTTTAAAAATAACTAGTTCCGAACAGCTTGATAAAGTATTTGAAAATGCCAATGATAAATTAGTTGTATTAATGTTTTTTACTAAGAACAATAAAGAATGCCGTATTGCACAATCATCTTTTGAAAAATCAGCTTTGAATCATACCATTTCATTTTTTTGTTTTGTGGATATGGACAAATTTAAAGGTGAGTCTAGATATATTAATAATGTCAATAACATGCCAAAATTTGATTTTTATTATAACGGCAACCAATTTTTTTCGCATGGAAGTTGTATTGATAAAGAAATCGAACAACATGTGCGTCACGGTGAGCAATATGTTATGACACAAAATAATAATAAAAATAGTATGCCAGGCCAAAATGGTATGTTAGGTCAAAATAATATGCCTGGACAAATAAATCAAATAAATCAAATAAATCAAATGAATCAAATGAACCAAATTAATCCAATGCAAATACAACAACAAATTTTAAATAATGCGCAAATGCAAAATGCAACATACTTTCAATATTTGATGCAAAATCCAATGGTATTACGTAATTTGGTTCAAAAACAAATAGAATCATTACAGCAACAACAAATGATGGCGCAACAAATGATGCCACAACAAAACCAAATGCAACAAATGATGGCGCAACAAATGATGTCACAACAAAATCAAATGCCCAATATAACTACACCACAACAAATACCATCATTAACAACCACACCATTTGGTAATATGCCGCAACCTAATTACGCAACACCACAACTCAATAGCACCAATAATATTCTTCCAACATTTCAACAAATGCAACAAATGTTTCAAATATTTCAAATGATGCAACAAATGGGCATATTAAATACACAAAATACACAAAATACACCCCAACCAAATGTATCAATCCAAAATCAAACCGAAAGTATTAAACCAATCGTTCCAGCAGAACCAGATAATACTATTGTTTTGCCTAATGGTGATAAAGTTATACCTTTACCAAACGGAAAATTTGGTCTAATAAAAAAATTGACAAATTAAACTATTATCGGTCCCATACTTTTAATTTAATATTAGTCCTAGATAATCTGTCATTAAACATGAATTTTATTAGCGACATCGATCTATCCAATTTATTTTTGGTAAGCCCTTTTGGGGACAAGGTAATAGGTGGATTTTGTCTTGGTTTAACAATTATTATTTTTTTGGTATGGAACCTATTTTTTACAACCAATAAAAAAATTCGTGTAAAAAAATCGTCTAAAAATCGAGTCAATAAAAAAAAAGTGAATTCGATAAAAAAAAAAACTAATAAAAAAGAAGCAAAAAATATGTCAAAATATGCCGATCAAATTATCGATAGATTTGTAAAAAATTATGCGCAACCAATAAATACTCCATATGTCATTGGAGTATGTGGCGGTTCCGGATCAGGAAAATCTTTTATTGCTGGTCTTATCATAGAAACTATTAAAAAAATGTTTCCAAATTCCAAACCAGTAACATTGCCACAGGATTGCTATTATTTGGGGGGTGATAAAACTACAAATTTCGATGAACCATCTTCAATTGATTTTAGTTTGATGAATTTGCATTTAGAGCAACTTATACTGGGAGAATCAATAATGTGCCCACAATACGATTTTGTTACACACCAAAGAAAAAAAGAAACTGTACTCATCAGTCCAGAAGATATTATAATTGTCGATGGTACACTTATATATAATGATTCACAATTAAAAAATAAAATGAACATGAAAATTTTTATTAATACCGATATACCAACACAACTTTCCCGCCGAGCCATGCGTGATATTAACGAACGTGGAAGAACTATTGACGGGACATTCAAGCAATATACCCGCGACGTATACCCTTCTTACAAAAAATATGTGAAGCCTTCTTCCAAGAACGCGGATATGATCATTAATAATTTCAAAGGTTGTTATGTTGGACCACAAATCATGCTCAATCATATAATTTGCATTATAAAAGACATACTAAAAAAATAATCTGTTATATTTTATTTTTTGTTTGAATAAATAATAATTTATTATTTATTCATATAAAAATCGAATGACCAATGATAATATTACTAATACTAATAATGACCAATTTTGGATTAATGATCCAATGGTCCTATTTAGAGACAAAAATTATTGTAAATTTTTACCAACCAAGCAAATGAATAAAATACAAGTATTAAATGCATTAACAAGATTTTTTATTTATTTGTTTATACTGTACATTTTATTTTCTCCAAATAAAAAATTTTGGCTTGTACCAATAATTGCAATAATTATAATTATAATTATTTATTATGTTTTTGATGACACTTCAAAAAATTCAGACTCTACATATCAGGAAACTTTCGCGGAAGACAATTCATTATCAAAAACATCCCAAATATCATCAAAAGATAATCCATTCATGAATATTACATTAGCGGATTTAATGGACAATACAAATCATGAGTGTATTATGGATACCGAAACAACAAATAATACCAAACAATATGGTAGGCAATTTTATACAATGCCATCTACCACATTTCCAAATGACCAAACGACATTCGCAAAATGGTTATATGAGGCACCAGAAACATGCAAAGAAAATCCATTAAATTGTCTTAAATATGAAGATCTTCGTTTTAGTAGGTATAATCCAACTGTTGATCGCACAACTAGTGATAATTAATAATTTTTCATTAATGATACATTAAAAATAAGCAACCCTTGTGGTAAAAAAAAACATCATTAAATAATATATATAATGATAATTAAGGATACCGTGTTTGATACATATAGGATCATAGAAACAAATCATCTGTTGTACGATATATATGACGAATTGGATAACAATTATGAAATAAAATTTCGGGTTGCTAGTATCCATAATCATATTTTTATAGGAATGTCATTTGAATGTTATCAGGCTCTAGAATATGTTAGCGCTGATAATATGGATTCAGCCATTGATTTTTTTTATTGTAAATTAAGAATAATTGATACTTGTAAAAAAATACCATTGTGCGGTATTGTTGTTTCCAAATATGATTTGGGTTGTGATAATATAATATTACTCGGTTTCAATATAAAATATTTTTTTCCAGACAAATTTTTCAAAATATATTCCTTAAATAAAAATATAACATATATTTCCATCTTATCCTTATCAGATAAATTATTTCCAAAAGATTTTTGTTGTCCGAAACCGAATATAATACATAATATTAAAAAATTGGACTCAATTAGTCAAACAATCGAAACAGAAATAATAAAAATAAAAAAATGTTCTGTTTATCAAAAAAACAAATCATGTAAACCCAATTGTGCACCCGATTTATTTTTAAACAAACATAAAAATTTTATAAATACCGACACTGATGATTACAAACAAATATTCATTGATACCGATTCATATCCCATTAAATGTTCTAATAATAAACGAAAATTACGGGATAAATCATCATCATCAAATATGTTTGAAAAATGCGATTCCATAAAGCATAAATCAAAAAAAAAATTAACTCCAATTGATAAATTACATGAATTAAAATATTATGATAACGTCTATAAAATAAGGCATCAATGTAAATCAATAGATGAAGAATTATGCGATTTACAAAAAGATATCAAAGAAAAATATGTTGAAACCAAAAATAAATTGAAATGTGGAGAAACAAATTCGATAAAAATATTCATTCGCTATACAGAAAAATTATTTAGAAAATTAAAATACAAATATGGTGAATCATTAGCTTCATCATTATTGTCAATATTAGCTATTTTAACTGATTGACTCGGATAATTAATATTCTGACCATCTCATAAAATATTTTTTCCACAATGCATCATTTAATTTATCAATATCAAATATAAAATCAACTGTTTCTATTTTATCAAAATGTTCCGTTTTTTGTGGTTTAACGTAATTTTTTTTGAAGACATGGTATGCGATATTGTTTATTTTTGAAATTTGACCATTAGAATAAATATGCCTTACATTATTCATATGTTTTGCAATAGTATCATCAGTATTCATAATAATAGCCCGTATATTTTTGTAACCGTGTTGCATAGCAAGAGAAGTATAATCCATTCTAGTGAGAACATCAGGATTAGTATTATCAATAACTACCGATTTTTTTTCTTCCAATGCTATTTTTGCTTGGGAAAGACATTTGGCTTTTGTTTTGCAAGTATCCTGATTTATATGTACGTAACCCTTGGGTAAAATGTATTTTTTAACAAATTCTGATTTACCTGAACCGGCTGGCCCTACCATAACTATTATTTCTCGTTTTCTTGGCACAAAATCGTAGGTGCTTTTGGATGCCTTTTTAATAAATTTTTTAGGATCAATACCTTCTAGTTTGTACGGCATTTCAGGTGGATTTTCCATAAAAAATTCTTCTGGTGTCATAAATTGGATACCAATATTAAGTGCAAATTTTCGATCGGTATCCGAAAAATCTCCAGTATTTGATGATGGATACAATTTTTTTTTATAAATACTGGCTGATATTCTACCAGCGGCGTCTCCACAAAAAAATGATTTTTTGGAAATTCTTGCTTTGTCCAAATTAAATTCATCTTTCAAATCAATTTTCATTTGTTCCCACAAACCAATATTAGGTTTCCGGTACAAATCATAAGTTTTTGCAACATAAATAGCAAAATAGTATTCGCCATTTTTAACCTTTGACATTAAAATTTTAGAAAGATCATCAATGGCTTTTCTCCATTTAGGTTTATCGAAATTTTTTCCGGATGACATTCCGCTTTGATTTGTAAAAATAACAATTATGTATTTATTTTTAACTAAATCAGCGATTTTATCACTAATTGATGCATCCAATAATTTCCATTTTTGATCAGATGATTTACCCCTGGGACGATGTACAATAGTATCATCCAAATCAAATGATGCAACCCTAATCGGATCAGGTAATTCTTTTAAATTATTAATAGTACCTCTAAGAAAATTATTTTTTTCAGACCAATCCATTTGTTATTTATGATACACAATAATTATTTATTATGTAATTTTATTTTTCAATTATTTTGATACCAATTTTTCCTTTAATGTCCAATATAAAATCTTCCGAAACTATCCAAAATTATAATTTAAAAAATTGAAATTATAATAATTATTATAATTACAACAATAATAGTAATAATAATTATATCGAATGGAAAAAAAATTCATATCCAAAAGTTCCTATTATATCACAAACCAAAGTGGAGAAATCGAATATTATGATCGTGAAGGTAATTTTTTACAAAGTAGTAATGAAACAAATTTATTGGACCCAAATTCCAAAGGAATGGCCAATGTTGCTAAAATAATATTTTCGACAAATGATAATCTTGAAATAAAAATTAACTTTATTGATAAAAATTCTAATACAATATTTTCTGATAATTATCATTGGGGAAGTTTCGGATTGGATGATATTCTTAGAAGTTATCGACATAATTATTATAGTAGTGATGTAGAATTATATTATTTGACATGTGTTGATTTGCCCAAACTTAAAAATAGTAATATTATAATTGATGCATCGGCAGTAGAAAAAATTCGGATACCCAATAGTTCGTATCATATCACAAAACGTCTTCTTGACAAACAAATTGCTATTTATTATGATAGATTAGGGAATGAATTAGCAACAATTGATTTGTTGAAAAATGAATATAACCATGATTCAAGTCGAAGACTTTATCAATTGTTGGATCCGGAAACAAAAGGAATGGTCCAAATCAAAAAAATATCTTTTTCGCGTCATATTAAATTGGGTCTAGTCATTATTTTTATGGATAAAAATGATAACATGATAATTTATCAGCGTTATGGCGGAAATTCCTGGGAAAAAAATGAAATTGCTAATTATTATCTTAATCCCAAAGGACCAAATCACTATTTTATTAACAAAATAATCGACTTTGATTATATCAAAAATAATGATGTACAAGTGGTAAGATATGATCCGAAATTAAATGTTGGAAAAATTTGTAACCTATTTTAAAAGAATATGTAAAGACATTCACTCTGTATATATTAGCAGATATATATACAGTGATATCGATATTATCCAAAAAAATTGACATTTTGATTGCTTAGTGTATCCATTTTTTATTTATTCATGAGTATCTACAGTATGACTGATATTGAACAACAAAAACCCGCATTCGAATGGCAACATCAGTTTACTTGTAAACATTGTAAAACCAATTTTACCGCAAATCAAAGAGATCTTAAAAGGTACTCATTTACGGTAAGTGGTTATGGATGGATCGATGGCAAAAAAATAGTAATTTTTTGTCCAAATGTCGATTGTCTTGGTGTGGAAATCCTTGGATATTGTGAATATTCGGCAAGAAAAATATCGTTTAAGGATATCCCAAAATATTGGAAATTATCATGCGGTTTGGAAGAATCAATGATTGTGCATATTTCCAAATGTGAATTTCCTCACGAACGTACCAAGTTGGAATACACAGAACACTACAAAAAATGATGTTATTTAGGCTCTATTAATTTTTATCAAATAATACATATTATTTCGATAAAAATTGAAATTATTATACTTCTCAATACTATTATTAGTATATCATTATAACAAAAAATGGGAGGTGTACTTGCAAAATACTGGTCTGGATTCAGTAAACAATCATGTCATTGCACAAAAATGCCAATACAAAAAACAGACTTATATTATCCATCTGATGAAGAATTGCAAAATAATATTGCAACTTATCGGTGCGCAATCTGTTACCAGAACGACGATGAAATTGATGACATGTATGATAAATATCCCAAGTTAAAAAATCATTTAGTCAGTATTGAAAATTATAATAATCAAATTACCATTAATTATATGGCTTGTGATAATTGTATTGACAACAATGAAAAATTTTTGTTTGTACATTATCCTTACGGATGGGAAAACGATCACAAATTTAAGTACGAAAAAACTAATATTGTTTTGGCACCTATTTTTATGACACGTTAATATCATCAAAAAAATTGATTTATATAATTTTCATATTTACATATTGAATATTATATAATATACCATGGCTGACACAAAAATTATTTCTCAACAACAAATGAAAACAAATACTAAAGTGCATACCAAAACAGATAATCAAAAACCCTATCATTGCAGTTATAATATATGGAAAAAAAAAACATTAAGAGATCCGCCATTATACGCATATCGGCGTCCAGATATTTTTTAAAGATAGTTTATCATAATCACAAAAAAATTGAATCCAATTAATATCTTAACATAAATATATAACCCAGTATAATATTATATTATGTCCGACAAGAAATTTGTTTTTGATTCTAAAATTCCTAATGATCGGATAGATATTTACGCCGATCCTGAAGTTCGTACTAAAAAATTAAAACCAGAAAATGAGGACGAGTTTCGTATCGAAATTGAGGGAAAAAGTATCGATAATAGTGTTATTAATGCTTTGAGAAGAACAATTTTAATGAGTATACCTATTTATGCATTTCATCGTTCTAATATATTTATTGAGGTTGAAAAATCCAGAAATATGTACAATAATGATTTAATATACAATCTAATAGAAACTTTACCAATTTATGATATTCCCAACTATTTTGATTTGGAAAATCCAGAAATATTTTTACCAACGGATGTCTTGAAAAATTTGTTTGGAAATTTTATTCAAGAATCGTATGATGATCCAGCGGTACCTGATGATCAAATTGATTCAAATAAAAAATTGTTTAAAATAGAATTATCAATCAACACCAAAAATAATACAGGTAGTGATAAATTTATAACAACACACGATACTGTTCTGAAAATTGATGGTAAAATTTCAAACAGTTATGCAAATCGAAAACCAATTTGTATTATGGTATTAAAACCAACGGAAGAAATTTCTTTAAGGGCCGAAGCTAATCTAGGTATTAGTAAAATGTATGCTTCATATGAAGCAACCACTAACGCAATACATAATGAAATTACACCCATGAAATATCATTTATGGTATGAAACATTGGGACAACTTGATAAAAATATGATATTTACCAAAGCGTGTATTATTCTAACAAAAAAAATGGAACTACTAAGACAATATATTAAAAATAAATTCACGGAAGAACGAGATAAATCAGAAACAATCGAAATACAACTACATGGTGAGGATCATACTCTCGGTAATTTATTAGCCACAGTATTACAAAAATGTGATTTTATCGAAAAAGCCGGTTATTACATGCCGCATCCGTTTATAGATCAAATTACAGTGGCATATAAGGTATTCCCTAAATCTAAAATAGGACCAATACAAGTATTTGTGGATTGTGTTGATTATTTGGCGAAATTATTCCAAATTATTGCTCATACAGCTCTTAAAAAATAAACAATATTATTAATTTTTTGTAAAAAAACTAATAACATTCTTATAAAGATGCGGTACTTAGCATATGCTCCATAATAAATAATGTCGGTGAAAAAATTTTAAAGGGAAAATAGGTGTATTTAAATTTGTATTTTGGTTTAATTTTTCTTATGTTAGTATCCAAAAAAAGTTCGTACATAAAAACAAAAAGATCATTTCTACTTGCGATAGCATCTGTTAAAATATTATTAGTAAATACATTATTGTTGTACATATTCAGAATTTCATTAATACATATATTTTTTTTGGTCTTGATAAAATATTGGTGAATTATTTTTAAGAGTTTAATATATGGGTGATTTGGGAATTGTTTATACAATGTAGTTCGTTCATACGGAAAGCATCGTAATCGATGATAAACAATCGCAAGTTCAACTGATAAATCTATTTTTAAGCGATTAATAAAATTGCCAATAAATGTAGCAATATCAATATTATTACTATTGGTGTCACTGTGAGTATCAAATGCTAATTTACAATTATTAAATATGCTCATAACATCTGTTTGGAAGGTATTTATTATAATGTCAAAATATTTTTTATCATATTTATCAAATAATTGATAAACTTGACTATATTCTTTTTTTGGTTCAAGTGTATAGACCATTTCCAAATTTGTTTTAAAATTTAAAACAGCTGGTATTATATTTTTGTAATACTGTTCCGAAAAAAATATATTTATTAGTTGCATTGTATTATTTATACTTGTGCTAGAAGTAAGCATTGTAAAAATAAAATCAGAATAGGAAGCAGAATTAAAATGGACAAATCCATTAATAGTTGGAAATATTAGATCCGAATAATCATCAAGAAAATACAATTTATGAATTTGTTCAACGCTATTTGGTTTAGATTCTATTGTATGTAATATATTTTCATTGAGATTTAAGTAATTATCGCAAAAACAGTTTGCTATCCATGTTTGTTTTTCATTCTTATATTGAATAATTTCTAACATATTATTAATTATAGCACCATAATAACTATTTGTTTTGAAAAGAAAACCAATTTCATTTTGTAGAATAGTACTAATTGTGTTATATTTTTCTACTTCGGACCACTGTTTATTACCATGATAAAATAACCAAATATTTTTTACATTGTCAAAAGTAAGATAAAATAGATTAGCTTTGTTTTTACCAAGTATTATTGGTACTTCTTTTGATGATGAATTGACATCATCAAAAAGAACTAGCCCTTTTGATAACGGATTGATATCAGTAGAATGCTGTAAAAAATAAGAAATATTTGATTGTCGATCTTGTGGATTGAATCCATAGTTGTTGTTGATACCTTCAGTAATCCCGCAAGTGGTACTATTCGTAATCCCGCAAGGGGTACTATTCGTAATCCCATAAGGGGTACTATTCGTAATCCCATAAGGGGTACTATTCGTAATCCCGCAAGTGGTACTATTCGTAATCCCGCAAGTGGTACTATTCGTAATCCCACAAGGGGAGTGATAGCATACAGTATTTATTTCTAGTTCATTTTTATAGCCGTATGCAATGTCAATTATCGAATTTATTATATCCGGCCGATAAATTATTTGGAACATAGTTATTCTCTTTGATAAGATAATAAAATAATGTTGGACTATTAAACATTATTTTATTGTTGATGAGATTAGTGTTTCTATTTTTATAAAAAAATATCTATATTTAAATTGAGTAATTAATTGGAACTATAAAATCTTAGCGAAAAAAAATTTATTGCTATTGTCGCAGCTAAAATCAAAAACAATCACAAAAAATATAGGCTAAATATATATCCGAACATGTATGTTAATCAAATTGATAATATTATCGATCAAATACTTGACAAACTTTATTTGGAAGGTTTGATGAAAGACGATACATTTAGATCCATTATGGAGGGAAAAAAAATAAATTTTGTGGAATACCGTGAAAAAATCAATAAATTTATTAAACAATTTATGGAAACAATAGATATTAGTAATATACAAAAATTAATTAATAACAAAGAAAATTTAATTCGTATATTAGATATTATTAAAAGGTATGTAGCCTACTATTATTTTTTATCAATCGCATATTATTACACTGGAACAATTAAAGATTTTAGAAATAATTTAATCCAATATTCTAAATTACAAGAAAGTTCAACATACACCATTAAAAATTTTTTTGACACAGAGAATAATTATCAAATAATAACATTTTTCAAAATTATCAAGGATGTATCAAATATTATCACTATGACCGAATTACAGAAAAAAACATTAAATCCATTAAGTGTTAAAGATGCTATTAATTTCCTTAATGGTTTGGGAAGAGAATACATTGATAATTATTTACTAATGATTGTCACAAGGGGTGAAGAAGAAATAGTTGAGATTAATGTTCATAATTTAATAAAAACAATAGTATTCGGTGAAATTTATCGTAACCAAGAAAGAAATGTAGTTTTTGAAATATTAAATGATATCGAGGAAAGCAAAAATGAATATACTTATATTGATATTGTTGTTTCTAATGATGATGTTACTGATTTTGATAGTTTTAGACAAATATTTTTAGGTGATACCGATACTGAAACAATGGCAAAAGATTTATATGAGCTGGTGAATGATTCATCAAAAATACCTACAATTATTACATCCGAGTCAAAAAATAATAATTTATTACAATTTTCGTTTATCACGCCAATTATTGATGATTTTATAAGATATCATCGTGACTCGGAACGTCTCGAAACAGAACTTGATAAACCATTTAATTTACCTCTAGTCAGTACAAATAATGCCAAAAATATCCAAATGGCTTTACTGTACCAACAAAGAAAAAAGAAAGAAAATACTAGGGCACAATTAATTGTTAATAAAATTGATGCCATTCAAGATTATTATTCTGATAATGTGCAAAATAATCCCGAAATTCTAAAAGATATCAAAAAATATTTTCAAAATCCTTTATCATACCGTAAAGCTGTACTCCATAACTATTTAGATGAGGTAAGAGTTCTAAATAAAATCAGAAATCAGGGTAGAAGAGCAATAGAAGGAAACGAGTATTATTTGGAATTAATACAAGCTATTCATCATGCCAATTTTAATTTTAAAGATTTCCAAAAATATGGAACGGCTGTAAATTTGTTTCTTGATAAACCAATTAATTTATTGAGATACAGTAATATTGAATTCCAAAATCAGTTAGCACACTTGGAGGTAGATATGCATACGGGTGTTAATGATACAACCATAAATTTGGTTGGATTATCATTGGGTCCATTTGCGGACGGACCAATTCAATGCATACACAAAGAAAACATGGTTGATATTCGTACTATTAAAATTAGTTATTTTAAAGATGGAAAAGTTGTAACAAAAACTACGGAAAATGGTTACAAAGCGTTTTTGAAAATATTTAAACATTTTTACATTAACACAATAAGTATTGATACCAACCGTAAATTCGAATTTTATAATGATTTTGATGAAATTGGAAAATTAAATTCCGGTATTTTTAATAAAATTATATACTGGATATACGATATTGATAAGGATGTATTTGAAATGGACACATACGAAAATCTAAAATCACAAAACTTCCAGGAAATTATTCGTTTTATGAATTCGCTCATTTACGATAAAATTATTCAATTTCTCAACAAAAAACTAGTTAAATTAATGAATGAATATCAAGATATTTCATCATTTAAAATGGAATTTTTGATTGAACTTTTTTCCAATATCAATAAATTATTTTTAAAACCAGAAGAGAAAAGAGAATTAATCATTAGACAATATTTGGAAACAAAAGAGAATGAATCGAGTAAAATTATTGAAATTGTTGATTCCGACCGAATTGAAATGCCAGAATTTGTGCCTCTTCCGAAAATTTCCGCATTCAAAATCGAAATAGATACTGTCAATCCCCTACATCCACAACAATATGTCAAATTGGAAGCATATACCAAAAATTCACAAGATAAAGGTATTCTACTAAAAATTGATGGTAAATGCGAACATGAAATTGAATGGAACGAACTTTTAAAATTAAAAAAGGATAATTTAAATAAATATAATTCGGAAGTAACACAATTTATAGAAAAATTTGCGTTGGAAACAACACAATTAGATTTTGTCTGTCGTATATGTGGCCAAATCTTACCATTGAAACAGTATGTTCAGGATGGTAGTTTCGATAATAATACTCAAAGATTTGTTACCGCATATCTTCCATTAGATGTTCCGCTTGAAGAAATAAAAGAATATTCAGGATACAAACTAACAATCCGATTTTTGGATTTATTAATTAGTCGTATTTCATTGATTACTGGTACTAATATGCTTGTTGGACCAACAACACAAATTAGACAAAAAAGAAAAGGTATTGTTAAAAATATTATTGATTTAATAACAACACACAATTCGGTTAATCTTCGTAAAAAACAGAGTGATGAGGACAGATTAGAATTTTATTCTAAAAAATTCCATATTGATAAAGATTTGGATAGCGTATATTTTTTTGAATTGGATGATAGTATTTTTAATTTTACTCCCAGTGCATCATCCACGGATACAGACATAAACCGACTCAAATACAACAATATACTTTTGTATTTCATGTTAATATTCGTTACAGAATTAAATGGTGCTCAAATAGCCATGATGTCCAACGATAAAATAGCAAATATTTATGTTTTTTTGAATTATGGATTTAAATTATTCGATGGTTTGTTAATTAAAAAAAATATTAATGATATGGAAACTATTCCCATTACTAGGTATCCGGTACTTTGTTATCTAATTTATTTAATAGCCTATTTTTTAATCAAATATAAATTATGGTATTATCCCGCCGCTAATACAAAAGCTTTTAATCTTCTTTATGAAAAAATTATTATTCATTCAATTGTTGATCTTTTCAATAGTATTTCAATAGACGGCGGACAAATGCCAAATAATTATGTTTATTTATTAACCACAAGCAAATTATATTCACAACTTAACAGCACTTTTAAAAATAGTGATATTATTAATGTATTAAAACGATCCCATGCTAAATGGAATCCACAAAAAACGCCAGATGTAATTCCAGTTGTTACCGAAGAAGATTTAATAAAAACTTATCCTATCGAAAATCCAATCCAAATAATATTACCGGCTAGGAAAATACCAGATTTTAAAATAAGTAATGGAATTAGTTATGATAAAAGATACCAATTACTTTATCAAATTACTGAAATGATAACTGATATTACAAATTGTCCTGAAGGTTCATACCATAAATGGGCAGCCAAAGGAAAAGAAATTTATTGTAAAATATGTAATGAAAATGGAAATGAAGTTTTTGGAAAGATTATTCGACTAAATGAAGCATATTACTATAATTTGGGTAAAATTGCTGAAAGAAGATGTTTAGAGGGAACATTACATGATTTCGCCGGAAAAGACGGACAATTTACTTGTACCCGATGCAAACGTAAAAAGGGTGATAAATATACTAAAAACGAGTTGGATAAACTGGCAGTCAACCTAAGCGCAATAGAAAATGAAAATATTCAAAAAAACTTGGACAGACTTGAAAAACAAAAACAGGAAACACAAAAAGAAGATGATGATCGCGCCAAATTAGTCAATAATTTAACTAGTGATTATAAAAAAGAAACTGGGGATAAACTTTACGGTCAAACTACATTTGTGACCAGCAAACTGATCCGCTTACTGGAATCATTAATTGGTGACGAAACTAATTTGGATATTGATAAATATCCGGTTTATTTGAAGGATAATGTTTATATTATTGATCATTCATATGATGGTTCACTACTTACTGAACCAATTATATTAACACAAAAAGACAACAGAATAATTTTTAAGGAAAATCACGCATTTTTCAAAACCGATGTATATTATTATACTGATAACAGAACTCAAATCGATGTATTTTATCACGCTGTTACCCTTAAATTACTTGGTTACAAAGAAAAACATAAAGATTATGTCAGAATCAATAAACCGAATACCTATCTAAAAATTAGTCCAAGTATTCAAAACCGATTACTAACCATCGGATATGAAACAAAATATATTGATATTGGCGAAATTTTTGATAAAAATAGTAAACTTATTACAGACGTAAACCAAAATTATTTCCAAATATTGGATAATTTAATACGAGATCATATTTATAGAATTAAAACGATTATTGATAAAGCTGCTTCCATATTATATAAAATTAAATATTATCAACCATCACAGGATACTGAAGCACAACAAACATTTTCACTGTCTGCCCAAACAATGGACATACTGGTTACCAAATACGCCAAAATACTAAGAGATTTCCATGTAGGAGAAAATAATACTGCTTTTGATGATTGGAATGATTTACGAGATTCTTTCATGTACCAGCCGATAAATTGGGAAGAAACAAATGTCAGACCAACAGGCAATAGGTATATTAATTCCGATCTTATTAATTATTATGATATATCAAGTAACATAATGCTTGACTATTTTATAAATGAATTGGTTACTGTTCTTGAAAGTAATCCAGAAAAAATAGCCAAAATTAATATTGCGCAAATGTATATCGAAATAATCGTTTTCATTTATAATATTTACAATGTTGATCCATATAAAAATTCGCTTGAACTCAAACGTTTCGAATATATATTGAACGGTTCAGGTGTTATGATTGATGTTCTTAGAAAAGGCCAGGGTATTTTGCAATCAAATGAATTGGAAGAAAATTTGGAAGCAGGACCAGATATTGGCGAAATTACCGAACTAACAGAAGAACAACAAGAAGAAATTGATGATCTAAAAGAGGAGGCAGAATCGTTAGATGTCGAAAATGATTATTTTGCGGAGGAGGATGAGGATTACGCACAAGAAGGCGATTACAGCGAATAAAATTTGTTGAATTACTCTTTTGATAATACTGATGTTGATGTACAATCAATATTATCAAAAAATATATTTTTAACAAGTCAAAATAAATATATTTAAATTGATGTAACACGATTGATTTTTATCTAACATTAAGATATAAAAAACAAAATGAAATTGATTTTATTTTTAATAATAGTAGCAATTATTTATTTTATCGCCAGTCAAATCAAAATGGTGCATATTGGTACTCTCCCCAAGGAGGAACGTGCCGAATTAAACAATAGATCCAAAATTAAATCTGCTTTACAAAGTTATATTCGTTGTAACGATAACCATACGGAAAAATTCGCGAATTTAGGAAAAAAACCCACATATCGTAAAGAGAAAATTGAGACTGTTCCAGAACCTAATTTTCCAAATGCAACAAAATTAATAAAAACAATCAAATCGGAATTTTTAAATAATCAATACAAATTTAATTTAGCGAGACAACCAGTAACAACAAGATATCCAAATAAAAATACTAAGCGAATTGATAATAAGTATATAAAGCATATTAAGAAAAATATTAATGCATGGAATAATATATTTACTGATGATTATTATAATATAATAAAAGTAAAAGATATTAGGTTAATTTGTATTATTGAAACAACAAATGAATTTATTATTAAAGCTAATGTTCAATTACTTTATTTGGGAAAAACATTACATATTGAATTGTCATATTATGGACAAATTGAGAAATCTGATGACTTTTTAAATGGGCAAACAGATGTATATCAATTACAATTATTAAATATTAAACCAATAACAAAATCGGAATTTGAAGTACCAGTTATAACCGCAAAATCTAACCATAATTCTTTTATGACAATGGATGAACAAATGAAATATGTTGACAAAATAAATCGATTACACCAAAATGAAACAACTTATTAACAAAGTTTATTGTGCAAAAATATTCTACTTCGTGGATCTATAAAACATTTATCTATTAATGGTATAAAATAATAGTTTTATACTTAGTTAGAACAACATGTTAATTGAAATTTCCGAAGAACTAATAAGTTGTGCCATGGTGTTAATGACTATTTTTGTCATGCCGGTACTATATTATGGTTATAAAATATTGATGCAATTTTTAAGATACAAAAGTACCGAAGCAATGATCAATCAATGTGCTGGTATATTTAAGGATAATGAAAAAACTATTACAGGTGCAGCCAGTACTGTTTTTGGATTGGTTGACAGAATGGAACAACATTACTATCAATATTGTCGCATTGGGGCTGTTGGCAGTATGGTAAAGTCTGTTATTAGTAAAATTTTTACTCCAATAACATCAGTTCTTAAAAAATATATTGGTCAAAATAGTAGTGACTCCAATTCTAATTGTTATTGTTGTTCCTATTATTCTTATCCTCTATGTCCTCCGTGTCCACCATGCCCACCATGCCCACCATGTCCACCATGCCCTTCATGCCCACTCGGTCCAGGAGGATCATGTGTCTTAAACAATTTACCCGCTTGTAGAACTCCATTTCCCGTATGTCCAATGGATTGTGGTAATTCAAACTTTCGGGTAAGAAACACATACCCATTTTATAAAAATGAAAACATCATGCCGGCACCGTTTGATTGCTGTCCAGTAAATTGTCCGTCTAAATATAATTGTGGTCCATTTGTTTGCCAAAAAGCGAGCACATGTAAGCCATCTCCATCATACAATTGTTGTAATGTAGATGAGAAATGTAGTAATAAAAATTGTGATGGTGTAAATTATTGTGATGATGATTCTGAACAATCTGATTATTTAGATAATTTTTCCAAATATTGCGACACATTTAATAAAAATATCCAGGAAGAATTATACGTAGCTAAACCTCGTGCACCATACAGTCCATGCATGTCGCCCCGTGTAACCACTAAATCTAAAAAATTAGATACCAATTTTGATTTGGATACAGCTGCAAATGATAAGTTTAATAAATTATTTTCCATGGACGAAAATGTTTATAAAATATTATGCGACATTGCAAAACAATTTGATGATCCCAATGTAAAATCCGCGGTTGATTTCGACACTATGACAAAATCAGTAGCCGCCATGGTAACAATGGTTCGTTTGTATGGTGAATTGAATTTTGATGGTAACATACTTAGTTTATTGGACACTAATTCAATTCTTGATACTACTATGTGTGGAAAACCAAACCAAAAAATAGCTGATTTGCTTAGACTGGTTTGTTTTATTAGTATGGGACCAGAAACATTTGCCACTATGTACAGTGGATCACCTAGTGATAAATGTCAAGATGTATCAGTACCCGATTCCACTGATTGTGTTCTAAATCCTTGTGTAGAATCCGATAATTCTGATTGTTCTGATAGTTTTGAAAATTCCAGTTCTTCAGAATTTTCTTCTTAAACAAAATATGTGTGAACATTTTTTTATTTTAGTATCGTTAAAATAAAAAATTGATAAATTTAATATATGATATGGCCATTTAAAGTGATTCTGCCTATTACATTTTAGTAAATAAAAATGTGCGGTATTATTTGTTTGCTGCAATATGGCAAAACTATTGATGTGACCACCGCGAAAAAATGTTTAAAAAAATTAGATCCACGTGGACCAGATAATCAATCACATACCACAATTCGCGCGAATGATATGGTTGATCTTTTTATGGGATTCACCAGATTAGCTGTGATGGATACATCGAATGCCGGATTACAGCCTTTTTATGATGAGAAAGGCAACACAATTGTTTGCAACGGTGAAATTTATAATTACAAAACATCGGCCAAACAATATGATATTGAATTGAAAACAGAATGTGATTGCGAAATTTTGCTTCCATTGTTCAACAAATTCGGGTTTGAAATCATGATTCGTGATGAATTGGATGCGGAATTTGCAATGGTTATTTATGATAGTCAACGCCAATTACTTTATGCGGCACGTGACCGATACGGAATTCGACCACTCTATTATGGATACAACGCCACAACCAAAACCATTGGTTTCGCATCGGAATTAAAAGCACTACATCCGATCATGGAATATGTGCAACAAGTTAAGCCGAACCAAATGATATGTATTGATTTACGGAAAAAACCAGAAAATATGACCGAGTGTTTTTGCCAAACAGAATATTACTCTTACAAACAATTGCTGCCATCAACAATGTTAAATTCTAAGCATGACATCGAAACACGAGTTAATTATTTATTAACAGAAGCTGTTAGAAAAAGATTATTTGCTGATATACCAATCGGATTTTTATTGTCAGGTGGATTGGATTCCAGTTTGATTGTGGCAATTGCTGCTCGTATATTGAACCCGGAAAATATTGTTTGTTTTTCGATTGGATTAGAAGGTAGTCCGGATGTCGAAGCAGCTAAAACTGTGGTTAAATATTTGGGTATTAAACAACACCATATTGTTCCATTCAGTGTGGAAGAAGGTTTAAGGGTATTACCAAATGTTATCGAATCTATTGAAACCTACGATATTACAACAATTCGAGCATCCACTCCACAATATTTGATGGCTAAATATATCAAAGAAAATACGGACATTCGTGTTCTTCTTTCAGGAGAGGGTGCCGATGAAATTAGTGCCGGTTATAAATATTTTAGGAATGCACCAGACCCTGCTCAACTTCACCAAGAAACAATTCGTCTTTTGGAAGAATTGTATATGTTTGATAATTTACGAACAGATCGAACTACTGCAGCACATGGTTTGGAGGTAAGGTGTCCCTATCTTGATTTTGATTATGTAAAATTTATTACCGAAATGAATCCCGAGCTAAAAATATACCAAACCGATTACATTGAAAAGAAAATTGTTCGTGATAGTTTTATTGGTTATTTACCAGATGATATACTTTATCGTCCAAAAGAAGCTTTTTCAGATGCAGTCAGTAGTAAAGATACTAACTGGTATCATTCGGTTGCAATGGAAGCCGAAAAAATGATAAGCAATGAAGAATTAGAAAATAATACATTTGAAATAAACAAACCAGAATCAAAAGAAGCTCTTTATTACAGGAAGATTTTCGATAGTTATTATCCGAACCGTGATAATGTTATTACCCATTATTGGATGCCCAGATTCCAAAATAGAAAAATTACTGATCCATCGGCCACCATTTTAGGTTAAATTTTTTTGATTATTTATTATTAATAATAAACAATCAAAAAAAATTGAAAAAAATAAAACCAAAGTATTAATTTTAGGGATTTAGGCTTTAGTAAAAACTTATTTGATTAAACAACAATGAAAAGACCCAATCCCTCTAAAGCTAATAATAGTAATAAAAAAAAAATTAGGGTCGAAGAAATTAATGCTATCAAAAAAATTGTGGTTAGAAATGATGATGATCCACATGTGTTTATTAATATTGATTGCGAATATGTTAAACTCGGTAAATTTATTTATAAAACAAAACCGTATGATAAAACATGGAATAAGTGCAGTGATATTATTGGTCTAACGTTAGCGCAATATAATGACGTTATTAATTATGTTTTCCAAAGAAAAATATTAGTTAGCGGTTTTCAAACAACTACTGTTCCCGAAATTGAAAAAGTATCAATTATGTTATCTAGTAATTCTACTACAAAAATAGTCGCTAATATTGATGACGTCATCTATCATATATTATCAATGCTTAGTGATCACATATTATCCACAGACCAAAATATAAATATATGTTATCAGAACATGCCAATGGAAATAGCTATTGATAGTATGGATGATAATGTTAATATTGGTAAAATTATAGAAACAACGGAAATTGATTTTAAATATTTTGACAGCAATATTATTATGTGTAATAAATGTGTTACAATAAATAATAAATCAGTTAAAGTATCTATTACCAAATGTATCAATATTAATATTGATACGAATAATATCGATGATGACGATGACAACGATGTGATGATGACAAGTAGCAATATTTTTCCATTGATCATGGATGAGAAAGCCCTTGCTATTATTGTCAAAAATACATTTGCGGATACTTTCACCAATAATGATACAAAAAAATATTCACATGATGGTTTTGAATTTACTATTAATATTAAAATTACGAATGATGATAGACAAACAAAATTTAAAAATACATATCGTTTGGATGTAAATGATACAAGACAAATATTTATTCAATCAGGTACAGATAATTTAGTTGTTACCAAGGAAAATAAAACCGCCAATAAAATATGTTTTGGTGTTAACGCGATGGCTTCACAAAAATATGATTTTAATGATTATATTTTGGTGGTTGATGATCTAACAAATTATGTTTCAGAAAATATCAAGTTCTTAACAACCAAACAAACATTTAAATATCCATTAAAATCAAAAGAGGTCAAGCTTGATATTAAATATATCAATCCAGAATCAAATAGCGAAGTAAGATATCAAAACATAGCCGACAAAACTAAAATTGTATTTGACACAAATAAAAAATCCAAATTCATATTAGTACATAACTCGGTACCAACAGAAATTGAAAAAATAACATTTAAACTAAAAAAACTATCATCCGGAAATTTTTTCGAACTATTATTTGGATCAGATGACAAAGCTCAAATTTTTGATTCAAAAAAATTAGAAAAAATTGTGAGAATGATGTTTCCAAAAAAAACTGCCAAACGACACCAGATGAAAATAAATTATAATGGTAATGATTGTATCGTAGCAGTTAAAGATATAGTGTGCAAAAATGAGCAAACAGATAAAAAAAAGTATACAACATATGGATTAATCACAGAAACTACTGAGTTCAAATTTGAAATTGCCCGTAAAAATAAATCATTCACTATTAATAATAATACACAATCAAAATTACTTGATAGTCCTTTGGAAGAATTAGAAAAATATGTTGGCGGAATTTCACCAGAACTCAAAAAAATAATCAGATCAATTTGTTTAGCAAGAGGAAAACTAAAAGAAGAATTCTTATCCCGTGGCCTAAAAGCAACAAAGGGAGTCATTTTGTATGGCGAGCCTGGTACTGGTAAAACTACATTAGCACGTAATTTAGGCAAACTATTAGGTTGTGAGGGAGAAAGATTTAGGCTGATGGCTGGACCAGAAATATTTAATAAGTGGGTTGGTGAATCAGAAGCCAATGTACGTGGTATTTTTAAGCCAGCAAAAGAAGCCTGGAAAAAACATGGGGAAAAAGCACCATTATATATGGTAGCAATTGATGAAATAGATGCAATGATTCCAGCAAGATCCGGATCAAGTGGTAATCCGGTCAGGGATTCAGTGGTGAACCAATTTTTAGCAGAAATGGATGGTTTAGAACAATTCAATAATCTAATTTGTATTGGTATAACTAATAGATTAGAACTAATTGATCCAGCAGCTATTCGTCCTGGTAGATTCGGAATTCATATTAAAATTGATACCCCCGATAAAAATGGGCGTCATAAAATCTTTGATATTCATACCAAAAAACTAAAAGAAATTGGTAAACTTGACGAAATTAATTTTGATAAATTAGTTGATCTAACCGATAAATTTACAGGTGCTGATATCGAAAGTATTGTGGAAATTGCTTCTATGTTCTCACTTGAAAGGTTAAATTTAATCGATGTTATTAACAAAGAAACAATTGAAAAACATGGTAAAATTAAACAAGAAGATTTTATCAAAGCCATTAAAGAAGTTTCGAATATAAATAAAAAATCAAATGACTATGAAAAAGTGGCTCATATTTATTCATAATAAATTTATCAAAAAAATTTGATAAATTTAGATATAAATTTGGTATAATTATGTTATAATTGTATGAAAAAATGGATAAATCTCCCGAAAAATTTAGGAATTATGACAAAGCAAATGAAAAAATAATTAATGTTTATAAATTAAATCATGAACATCAAACATTTGATTTCGCCAAAAAAAAATATTTGCAGTATTGTACACATTTTAATATACATCAAATGAGTATTTGGCAGGCACTTCAAAGGACGGATAGTATTATTGATGAGAGTGATCCCGATTTGGATGCAGCGCAAATTATACATGCTTTTCAAACAGCTGAAGCTTTAAGAAAGAGATTTCCGGATTATGATTGGTTACATTTGATTGGTTTAATACATGATTTGGGAAAAGTATTGCTACTACCAGAATTTGGTTCGAATCAGCAATGGGGAGTAGTTGGTGATACATATCCATTGGGATGCGAATTTTCTAATAAAATAGTTTATCATAAATTTTTTGAGAATAATCCCGACAAAAATAATTGTTTATACAATAGTAAATTAGGAATTTATCACGAAAATTGCGGATTGGCTAATATTACGTTTTCTTTTGGTCATGATGAATATTTGTATCAGGTTTTGGTTCATAATAAATGTACTATTCCCGAAATTGGACTTCGTATTATTCGATACCATAGTTTTTATCCATGGCATCGTGATAATGCATACACCTATTTGGAAAATGAAAATGATATTGAGATTAAAAAATGGTGCCAGATATTTAGCCAATGCGATCTCTACACTAAAGATAATAATGAACATATTAATATCGAAAAATTAGAACCATATTATCAAAAACTTATTAATAAATATTTTCCTAATCAAATACTCCAATGGTAGTACAATATTTATCAATAAATATTTCCCTAGTCAATGAATGATAGTACAATATTTATCAATAAATATTTCCCTAGTCAATGAATGATAGTACAATATTACCAAAAAATATAAAAAAATGCGTATTATAAAGTATTTTTTAATTTCAAATATTTTTTTTTGTATTTAAAATATTTTTTTTGGTAACGCGATGAACCCATTTGGATATCAGCATGTCCAATCACACTACTATTATAAATATCACTGTTAACATAAGTGGAAATATTATCCAAATTGTTTCCATAATAAAATTCTTTTATTTTGTTATCGAAAACTTTTTCATTTTCAAAAACTGCTTTTAGTTGTCCAACATTATACGCAATTTGTAATATTTTTACAAGTGGTAAATTATAGTTTTCAATTTTGGGTATTCTAAAATGTTGTATCAAAAAATGATTTGTTTCGATTTTGTTATCGAGTTTTGTACCAGCAATATCAAGTTGCGCATCACTTTGGTCCTTTGGAGATGATGTATATTTATAATTTAATGATTCGGATAAATCCTTAAAAGATTCTTTAAGATGAATATTATTTTCGTATCCTTCTAGAATATAATTGACATATTTAAGTTTGTATGGTTGCCAGAATTTTAAGCCATCACGACGTTCTGATCTAACATCAAACCCAGCTGCTATTATATCCTCCCATAAATTTTTTAAAGTTGGTGGTGCATACATATATATATATATTATAATATACTATTTTTTTTTGATAATTCATTTTGTAATATGTCAATAATATTATCATTTTTTAATTCTTTTGCTGTTAAAATAGCTTGCGGTAAAAAACTTTTACCCACTCCGCATTTTAAAAATAATTTTACCATATCATAATTATCTTTTTTGATGGCAGCAATTAATGGATAGCCATCTAACACATTAATATTAGCACCATAATCCACTAATATTTTGGTTATATTGTACTGATTTGAATTAATAGCAGTTCTGAGTGGCAACTCATATTCGCTGTGTATATCACAAGCACGTTCTTTTTCTGAATTTTTATATTTCAATAAATATCTTACAGTTTTAGAGTGTTTGTTTTCAATTGCTTCAACCAGTGGCGCTGAATTAGCCACATTAATATCGGCACCATTCACCAACAAAAATTTCACAATGTTTAAATGCCCATTTTTACAAGCTATAGTCAAAGCAATGCCATTCGATGCATTAAAATCGGTTGGTTCAGATAATATTTTTTTAACTAAATCATTTTTGCCATAAAATGATGCCCATTCCAAAGCATAATTTAACGCCATTTTTCCGGAATACTTCAAAAAATACTCCAAATTATCAAATTTACCTTCAGATAATTCTTTTTCAATTTTCCTAATTTTGATGAATGCTTCTTTGGTTAACGCTATTTTTTTATCATCCATTTGAACTATTTTAAATTTATATAGTATGGTATACAGCGTGTATAATATATAAATTTAAATTTTCAATTTATTTTCAAAATATGTATACTACCTACCAATAATTAATTTTTTTTTGTTCGTTAGTACAACAACAATAATTAATAATTAGTTATTGAAAACATTTGTGATTATTATAATAATATAAAAATAATGAATTTTTAATTAACCAATTAAAATAATATGTTTTCAAAAAATAGAGATATAGTATGGTAGATCACAATATTATTCCAATTATAATTATTGCCATTGTGGTAATTGTTGCGCTTTGGTTTTTGTCACAAAATCCATTGGTTACAACTAGTAATTCTTTACCACAAACAACCGAAGGATACCATCCTTATGGATACGGATATAGATATCGTCCATATGGATACAGATACCCACACAGACCTTATGTTCCGTATAGACCTTATTATCCGTATCCATATCGTGTTTATTAAATAAATTTCATTAATACATCACATTATAATACATTTCATTAAATATATTATAATTAAGAATTATTAACGACGCCACCATTATTAACAACATTTAAATTTTTGGCGTCAGGATTTATATCGTCAGGACTAAATCCCGGAATATTTGCGGGATCGGTAACCTGTTGAATTATCCAGAAATCATCCGATAATTTTGCATCAGCAGTGTATTTATACGGCATATAAAAATATCCATTAAGACCCCAGTTTGGTCCCCATGAATTTTTAACAATGAAACACTGTTTATCATCATCATAACCAACAGCGCAAACAGCATGTCCACCCAATACCTTCTCATTCTTTTTTGGCATTGGTACCATACCTGTTTTGGCAACTTCACTAGTTTCAAAACTTTGGTACACTGTAAATCCAAAAACGAATGGAAATCCACTACCCAGAGCACGTTTGAGATGTTCAATACGACTATCTATTGTTTTATCATTATCAAAATCAATTGCGGCATACTTAACGGATTTCGCTAGTTTGGCCTCGTCGTAAATTTTCTTTGGTGGTTTTTGGGTAAATTTTAACAGATCATATATCCAATGGTGTTCATCACAAACTCCATACTTATTAATACTTTTAATACCATCTCTGATTTCAGCACCAGCATCCTGATCAACAGTTCCTTCCATCATTCTTTCATTATAATAAATAAATAGTCTTGATGGAAGAAATACTTCTTTATTGGTTTGCTTAATTTCATCAAATGCGTAAGCAAACGCTATGGCATTAGCGGTACAGCTTCCCAGTGATCCCTGGTCAATATCAGATAATGCTTGCGGTAATGATACTATTTTTCTTAAATCAAAAACTGGGGAATCATTATTTGTATTTATTTTTCTCAACAATCTAAAAGCCATAACATGTTCGTCAGTAAAGCAAATTAATTCATCTCTTGAATCAATTTTACTCCTAATATAACCATAATTTCTATTCTCCATATTGTTTCTAACATATTAATATATTGTACTATTTATATCGGCTCAATATATATATATGTATTTTTATGATGAGCATGATAAAACTATTTTGGCAGATTTTTGTGGAATTTTATCATAATCCGAACCATGATACTTTCCGCTGACATCATATGGATCCCGTAAAACATCAAGCAAACGTTTAACCTCGGTAAAATCGCCATTTTCTGCCTTTTCTATCGCTCTTTGTGCTAAATGATTTCTCAAAATATATCTTGGATTGTTACTATTCATCATCTGAATTCGTTCATTTGGATTACATGGATTTTGTATTAACTGTGATTCTTTTTCTATTCTTTTTTTGTATAAATTAAACCATGAAATCCATTTATTTCTGTTTGAAATAATTTGATCCGGAGATTTTATTTGTGTTTGGCTGAGAATATATTCTAATACAGGTTGTTTTTCAATGTTGTTAAATATTTGGAATTGGGATAAACTTCTAAAAATATTGGTGTAATCTCCCGATGAAATATGCATTGTATCTAATAACTGTTGAACTAATAATTCATCCTCTGGAAATTTATAAAATAAACCTAATTTTTTCCTCATTTTGTCCATGTATAAATTTTTGTACCAAACACAAAAATTTTCCAAAATTTTATTTAATTTTGATTGAATTGTTGGTACACTATAACTAATTGATTGGAATAATTTTTCTAAATTCCATTTACAAACAGCTGCCTGATTTTTATATTTATAGCGTCCCGTATCAGAATCAGAAGTGTTACTAATAAAATCGGGATCATAATTATCCATAAATCCAAATGGTCCGTAATCCATGGTGTAACCAATGATACTCATATTATCAGTATTTAAAACACCATGCGTAAATCCGCAACATTGCCATAAAGCCACCAAATTAGCAGTTCTTTTTGTTAACTCTTCAACAAAAGCAATTACACGATTTTCAAATGATGGATTACTATTGTATATGTTTGGATATTGGTGCAAAATAACATAATCAAGGAGTTTTCTAATAATTTCTTTGTTTCCATAACTTGGACCACCACGATCAGAAATCTGGAACGAACCAAAACGAATAAAAGTAGGCGCAACTCTTGATAAAACAGTGGCTCTTTCTCGCGTGATGTTACCATTATACTTAATATCTCTATCAACATAGGTATCTGATGTTATAATTGTAACTGCTCTAGTTGTTGGGATTTCGAGATGATACATCGCTTCACTACAAAGAAATTCTCTTATTGATGATCTTAATACAGCTCTACCATCACCTTTTCTGGAATACGGTGTTTTTCCACTACCTTTTAATTGTAACTCATATCGTTCTCCACGATTATTTATAATTTCTCCAAGTAAATGTGCTCGGCCATCACCTAGTTGGCCCGAAAAATGTCCAAACTGGTGTCCACAATAACAATGGGCAACTGGTTGACTCCCAGGTAATATTTTGTTTCCACAAAAATAATGACTAAATAGTGGTTTTGTTATTTCATGCTGATCCAAATCTAATAATGCCAAAGCTTCAGCTGAGTAATGAACCAATCTAGGATTAGTAATTGGAGTAGGATAAGAAATTGAAAAACATGCCGGAACGGTTCTAACATAATTTTCTTTAATCGGATCCAAAGGTAATGTTTTAATAGCAGTGTTAATAAATTTTAATTTATCCATTTTTATATACCAAAACAAAAGTTTTATTATTTATTTTTTGAACGTTTCTTTTATTGTGGGAGTAATTTTTCATGAATATATGTATATTTATGAAAAATTGTTCTATTATCCAATTTATACTGTTAACATTTTTTTGTTTTTGGATATTTTGTTTTTGGAACCATAATTTCTCAATTCTTTCATGACACCATTAACGAAATAATCAATATGTATAATATCACGGCGACCATGTATTAAATTATATTCTGCCTCTGAAGCACATTGAATTATTCTAGCGTTTATTTCGTCGTTGTTAATTTTATTGATTAATTTTGTCATTAATGTTGTTATAATTTCAGATCCCTTGATATTAGTAATCAATATGTTGTATATATTAGTTCTGATTTCGTCATCAAATATTTTAACAACAGTTGTTTTATCCCTAATACTCAAAATTAGATCAACAACTGTATCAAAAACTTCATCCAATGTAATTGTTGTATTAATATCGAGTCTTTTACAATCGAGAATCCAAATCGCTTTTTTAAGATTATTATCGCAATTATTTAAAATAAATTTCATATTTTTTGCATCTAATTTAATATTTTCCATCAAAGAAATATAGGAAATAACATTATAAATATTATCGATGGATGGTGATGGAACACAAAATGTTCTGCATCTACTTCTAAGAGGATCAGATATTTTTGATAAATTGTTACAATGCATAACAAAACGACATGTCTTGGCATAATGTTCCATGGTTCTTCTTAAGGCAGATTGCGAATTATTTGCCAAATTTTCAATGTTATAAATAAAAATAGTTTTAAATTTTCGCTTGGTTTTAAATATATCAAAAGATTTGTGCATCGCAAATTTTTTTATAATTTCTTGTAAAATATATTTATCATGATTGGTATTTGTCGGTTCAATAATAATATGATAATTGCTTTGCATAATTTCTATTTCTTTTTTAGTTGATGCACCGTTAATATTATATTTTATTTTACTTAAAATATTAACATCCGTATCATACAATGCTTCCAAGAAAAATTTAGCTAATGTTTTCTTTCCTCCTCCCGGCGGACCAGAAATAATAATATGTGGTATGTCTTCATTTGATGCCATATGCATCAGTTGTTCAAAAATTTCTTTATTAAAAATGAAATCCTTAACATTTTTTGGACGATATTTCTCAAATAAAAACATATTCAAACACTAATGATAATATATAGTATTGGCTTTATGTATCGAATATTTTTTTATTAATTCAATTTTTATTTATACATTTAATTCCGGTTTTTGTAAAAAAATAAAGGTGATTATTATTTTTTTCAATATTATTGGGATCGTTATTTGGATAATAATTATTTATTTTTTTTATGCTGACATTGATGTAATCAATAAATTCATCAATTTCTGATTTTCTTTTGTGTTCATCATTGTTATTATTTTTAGGAACTTTTGTAACATTTGGACTAACCATAAATGAATGCTTTTTTTTATTTAATGAAATTTTTTGGTTTGCCATTCAATGTATATATATTCCAAAATAATTTTTATTTAATCAAACTAATCATTTCGTCGTTCAGTCTTATTTTGTTCATCAATGATTCATATGTCGCATTTTTACCAAAAACATAGTTGGATGATAAAAAATCAAACACAATATTAATAGTTTTAATGTTACTTGTTTGCTCAATATAATTTGATATTAAATTTTTGTTTTCGTGATTTAAATAATTTAATAATTGGTGACACATTTGTTTGACAATTGAAATTCTTTCGTTCATTATTTTATCTTTTTTCAAAAAATTATCAATATCTTCAATAGTTACACCATCTTTTAGGATATTTATTGTGTCATTATTTTGCGTAACATTATTTTTTTATTGGTTCAATTATTTTTAAATCATCAATATAATGCATTTGGGACGGCAATAAAAAATATTGATTAATATTGTTAATGGTAACGGTATTATCGTTACCAATAATACCACTATTATTATTATTATTGTTATTATTATTAATTATATCCGTATGCATTTTCTTTTTGTGCCTATTCATTGAATCTTTTCTACTGTATTGTTTATGACAATATTGGCATTTCAAATTTGGATTTCCTTTATGGCAAGGGTTTTTTCTTTTTAAATGTCGAATAAAATTGGATTTTTTATCAAATACTTTGTAACAATGTCGACATTTTAAACTCGAATCTCCGTTATTGGTGGGTATGGTTCCTTTTAAATATTCGGTGTGATTATATTTTTTAATTAAATTATTTGCACATTTATAAGATGTCATTTTCTTTACTGTATCTAATATTAATTATATTTGATAAGTAAAAAATATCTTATAAAAATTTGGATATTCACAGTTTTCGGAATATTAATTCCTTGCGAACATTT